GCGTGTGCCAGTACATCACCAACGGAATCGAGACCCTAGAAACAACCGAGTGGGGCGGAAACGTAACGCTCCCGGGTGGCCGCGTTGAGTGGCGCGGTTCATGGATTCCGATTTTCCCTATCCACGGTAAAGAGATCTTCGTTGACCTCGGTACTGGTTCTCGGCGCATGCTGCTGTCGCTGGTGCGACATGCCCGCGACCCGCAGATGCTGTACAACTACGCGCGAACCTGTCAGTCCGAACTGGCCGGTATGACGCCGAAAACTCCGTTCATGGGGTACGAGGGTCAGTTCATGGGCCATGAGGAAGACTGGCAGAACATCAACCAAGTACCACTGCCGTACCTCCAGGCCCGCGAACGAACAGCGGCCACACCACCAGGCGTCGTACTGCCACTGCCTCAGCGGCAGCCGTATGATCCGCCAATTGAGCGGTTGGAAATGTTGGCCGAGGCGTCGCGCCGCGCGATTCAGGCCGCAATGGGCATGTACGATTCCAGCGTCGGGAAGCGCGACCCAGGCGCGAAGAGTGGCGTTGCGCTTCGCGAGTTGGACCGCCAGTCACAAGAGGGAAGTTTTCACTTGATGGACAATCACGACCGCACGCTTGAGCACTGCGGGCGTGTGCTCGATGAGCTTCTGCCGGTTTACTACAACACGCCGCGTGATGTGGCGATCCGCAAGAATGATGACTCGCAAAAGGCCATCAGAATCAATGAGCCAACGACTGATCCTGATACGCAGGAACCTAAAACTTACGCCATGTCAGTGGGGGAACACGATGTCACGGTATCGACCGGGCCGAGTTACCAGAGCCAGCGTGAGCAGTCTAATGAGTTTGCAGACGCGATAGGGCAGAATCAGCAGGTGCTCGGCGCGGCGCTCGGTGGCAACCCGGCGGCTCAAAAGCTGGTGGCGATGTCGATTAAGCTAAAAAACCTCGGTCCTCTCGGTGATGAAATGGCGGAAGCGTTCGAACCGGATGATCCCAACAAACTGCCGGCAGAAGTGCAACAAGCCATGCAGAAAAAAGACATGGAGCTTCAGGCATTGAATGCTCACGCCGCCGAGATCGAGAAGGAATTGGCAGAGCTGAAGCAGGGTACGGCGATCAAGGGTTTGGAGATCGACAGCAAGGAAAGAATCGCCGAGGCTGCCAATGAGAGTCGAGAGCGGATCGCTGCGGTCAATGCGCAGGTTGAAGTGCTGAAGACCGAGGTCGCTGCTTCGACGGCGGAGTTGCGTGGCGAGATCGACGCGGTGAAGCTCATGATTCAGGCGCTTGCTGCGGAGAACGAGCCAGCACCGGAAACAGTACCTTAAGACTATACCAAACCGCTCTAGGTGCGGCGTGATCCTTCGTCCGCGCCGGGCGCGGTGAATCGTTCCGCACCACCAACCCGCGTTTCTCGCACGTCAGCTTGATGTGACACTTACGGCACAGGAACTTGACCTCCAGTGGTCTGTCATAGCGCTCATGGTGAGCCTCAACGCGACGGTCTCCGCATTGTTCGCACGGTGTTCTAACGATCTTCCCGCGCCGAATGTACGCACCCGCATAGTGGCGCGCGATGGCGCGCCGGTTCTCTTTTCGGCCTTTCCGGTATTGCCGCTGTGCCCGTGCGTGACACGCATAGCAATACCGTTGACCAACACGTGGTAATCCGCCGCAAACGCATAGTCCGTTAGCCATCTCTATAGCATATCAACATGTTTCACGCGGTGGGACGTGAAACCGTCTCAAGTACTTGACAATGCGTGATAATATTATCCCAGGAATGCCCCCGGAAACCCAGACGCAAGCGGCCCCGTCGCCCGCACCTCCGCCAGAACTGAGTGACAGTCAGAAAGCTGTGGCTGATAACGATTTCGAGCGGTTCGCCGCAATCGAAAACGCGAAGGCAAACGGCACGGAGCCACCGAAGGCACCCGAGGCGAACAAGGACGACTCGCCATCGCCCGCCAAATCTGCGACACCGGCCCCGCAACCCGGAGAATCTACGCAGGACAAGACTGCTGCTCCACGGCGCACGCCAGACGAGCACAAGGCACGGAATGAGAGACGCTGGGCAGACCTGCTCAGCGACAACGCCCGCATGAAGGCGGAACTGGAGTCTGTTCGCAATGGCGCAAATGGTCGGCCCTCGCCTCCCGACGCGAATGGAAAACCTGCCGCTGAAGCCAAGTCGCAAGAGAAGCCCGCACGGCCTAAGATGCGCGACTTCCCGGACATCGAAGCCTATGAGGCAGCGATGGAAACGTGGGAAGAGAAGCATTTGGATTTCACGGCCGCGAAAACATGGGGTGATCTGCAAGGCAAGGCTCAGAAACTGCACCAGGAAGCCGTTAACGCGCACCAACAGCGAAGCATTGCTGAAACGTGGAATGCTCGCGAGGTGGCAGCGCGTAAAGCGATTCCCGATTATGATTCGGCCTTCTCCGATGGTGAGTTGCCGCAACTCACTGAAGCGATGGCCGGGTACGTGATCGAAAGCGATATCGGCCCGCAACTTCTGCATCACTTGGTGACCAATACCGACGTGTTGCAGGCCTTGCAAAAGCTGAATCCGCTGCGTGCGGTTGCCGCGCTTGGGCGCATTGAAGCCTCTCTCTCCGAGCCCGCTACTCCTGCGAAGAAACCTATAATCCCTGGTGGCAGCAAGCCGCCGACCGAACTCAGCGGGCGCAAGTCCGCTCCGGCCGACGAGCGCGGCGCCGCCATTGCCGCGGGTGACTTCGAGTCTTACGCAAGGATCGAAAACGCCCGCCTCAAAGCGAGGTAGGTTCTAAATGCCCAACACGTTTGAGTACGTGGATTGGTTGACGATGGACAGTATGCGCATTCTGAAGAATGAGCTTGTCATCGCCAAGATGTTCAACACCAGCTACAACAAGGAATTCACTAAAGAGTTTCCTGTTGGCTCTACTGTTCGCGTCCCGCTGCCGCAGCGGTTCACCATTCGCGATGGCCTAGCTTATTCCGCTCAACCCATCGCCGCCCGCCACGTGGATGTCACGGTTGACCAGTTTTTCGGCGTTGATTTCGAGTGGGACTCTGCCGAGAAAGCGCTCCAGATGGTGCGCGGCGAAGAGCTGGTCCGGGAACGGTACATCCAGCCCGCGATGGAGCAAATTGCACAGGAGATCGAGTCTCGCTGTGCGCTGTGGGCCACGCGAAACACCAACAATTTTTTGGGCACGCTTGGCGTTAACCCAACTGCGATGCAAACCTACAACCAAGGCCGGGCGCGCATGGTCGAGCTCGCGTGTCCGGCTGGTGAGAAGTCAATGATCATCTCGCCGCAAATGCAGGTGAGCTTGGGGAACGCGGTCTCTGCCGTGTTCAATCCAGCGCCGGTAATCAGTGACATTTTCAAGAGGGGCGCGCTGCTTGGAACGGGGGCGGGATTCACGTTTGTGGAATCACCGTCATTGTATACTCACACGTCAGGTGTGTGGACGGCTGGCGCGACGGTCACGAGTGCCGTGGCGGCTGCTCCTGGTGGAGTGTCCAGCATCCTGATCACTGCAACTGCCTTGGATACGTTCCTGGTCGGGGATGTATTCACTCTTTCGGCTGTCAACGCGGTCAATCCTGGAACGCGCCGGACGACCTCGCAACTGAAACAATTCAGGGTCACGCAGTTGCTTACTGCCGCTGGCGGTGGCGCCGATTCGTTGGCCTTCTCGCCGGCAATCTTCGGTCCTGGTTCGCAGTATCAGAACGTGGACGCGATGCCCGCCGGTGGGTCCACTATCTCGTTGTTCGGTGATTCTACGCCAGCCGCCGCATTGACCGGAATCAACGGCCTGGGACTACACAAGAACGCCTTCGCTCTAGTGGGTGTGCCGCTGGAGGTTCCCAAGAAGGCTGAGCTTGCCTCCCAGACGCGAGACCCGCAAACCGGAATAGCAATCCGGTTTATCCGTGACTGGAATCAACTCACGTCACAGATGCAGAATCGCTTCGACGTTCTGATCGGATTCGGCAATCTCTACGCCGATGAGTGCGCCGTTCGCATCGGATCTCTGACGTAGGTCCAGGAAAGAATAGGAGAAACACCATGAAATACAAAGTGATCGCTTCAATCCTGGCGCTGGCTTCACTCGCTTTCGGGCAATCCTCGTTCACCACCACCACGCTGGCGGCTGCCGTAGCGGACACGTCCAGCACCAGTATCACTGTCGCTTCGGCCACGGGCTTTACGGCGGGCAGCACGTCGGTCTACATTGACCGGGAGCTGATGTATGTCGTGTCGGTCAGTGGCACGGTAATCGGCGTGCGGCGCGGATCGTCTGGCACTCGCGCCGCAACTCACCCCACGGCCTCCGTTGCGCGTGTAGGCAATACCCAACTGTTCGGCTCCTTCGAGCGTAGCGGGAGTTGTACTTCAACCAACGAGGTGATCTTGCCGGTGTTCGACGTGAATACCGGCAGAGCATACTCGTGCATAAACTCACTCTGGACAGAGACCAGATCCACTGGAGTCGGTGCGTTGAGCACTGGCACGGTTGTGACCACAATCACAGCCGCATCCAACCAGACGTACACGGCGGCCCAAGTGACCGGCGGTATGTTCCTGCGCAATACGAGCGGCGCTGGGCGTACCGACACACTTCCAACCGCTACGCTGCTCATCGCTGCGATACCGGGCGCTAAAGTTGGATCATCGTTAGTGTTCACGGTGAGGAACACCGCCGGTGCGGCGGAAACCATCACCATCGCTGCTGGCACCGGTGGCACCATCAGCGGAACTGCTACGATTGCGCAGTCCAACTCAAAGCAATTCCTCGTCGTCATCGATGGGGTGGCGTCACCGGCCTACACGGCGTATTCGCTCGGGACTGTTGTACACTGATGCTGTAAGTGCAGTAGCACACCGGCGCGGGCATTGGGAAGAAGAACCAAAGCCGCCCGCGCCGGATTCTTTGACAGGAGGTCTCAATGGCAGGCGAGTATCCGCGTTGTCTGTATCATCACGCGTCCCGTACCACGAATGTGGCGCAAGACGCCGAGGAAGAAAGGCGGCTCGCACGCTCTGGCTGGCAACGCGCACCACTGCCGCCAGAACCGAAGCCCGCGCCGGATCAGACACAAGCGCGACTAGCCGCGCTAGAGGAGAAGGTGAAACTAATTGATACGATGCTTTTCCTGGCGCTGGAAGAGTTGCGCGAAGCCATTGCACAGCGTCCGATCCAGTCGCTTTCCGGCGTTGCGAATTCTCAGCCGGACCCACCCAGGGATGCGGCCAGTGTCGTGGCTCTCGAACATGGGGCACCATTCTACGTTAGCCCGCGTAAGCACGACCAGTCTAAGAGGCGCTGATGGCAACGGCCAGAGACATCATCACGCAGGCTTTGCAGGAGATTGGAACTCTGCAAGCCGGTGAAGTACCCAACGCCGGAGATGCCGTATACTCACTCGGCAAACTCAACGGACTGCTGGCCGAGCAGCGATTGAACACGTTCGCCACACTCGACACCGCATCGACGTTTCCTACAGACTATCAGCAGGCAATTATGCTCACGCTTTCGGAGGGCCTTTGTGGACCATTCGGCAAGAAGATCAGTCCAGAACTCGCTGAGATGGCGCGCCGGGCTCGCGCTGCTATCGAGGCGCGCAACTCGCATCCTCCGGCGCTGGCCACGCGCGACAGCGGGATACCGGGCAGACGCGGCGCATTCGATATTCTCACGGGGCAATTCACTTGACCTATCCAGGCTTCATCGGCCCTGCCTACACCCTGAGCAGTCGGAAGTTTGCCGGAGACCGCCTGGTGAATCTGTACTTCGAGCAGTCTGAAACTGGAACGTCGAAGACTGCCGGGGCTCTTCTTGGCACACCGGGCACGCGCGCCTTTTCAACACTCACTTACGGTCCAGTGCGCGCGTTGAGTTACCAGAATGGCCGCATGTTCGCGGTTGGCGGGAACCGGCTATACGAGATCAACAGCGCTGGAGTTGCCACCGAGCGCGGGATCGTGATGAACATCGGCGGTAATGACAATTGCTTGATCGAACGCAGCCCGACGCAAATGCTCATCGCCAGCGGCTCGCGCGGCTACGTGTATGACCTGGGCGCCAACATCTTAACCGAGATTGTAAACTGGCTGGACAGCGCTGGAGCATCGGGCATTGCCTACATCAACAATACCTTCATCGCGGCGCAGCGAGGAACGCGCAAGTTTTTCTACTCGGATCTGGATGACGCCGCGGCATGGGACGCACTGAACTTCTATACGAAGGAAGGCGCTGGCGACAATATCGTGACGGTGTTCGCCGATCATTTGGAATTGATCCTCATGGGGGACCAGACGGGTGAGTTATGGCAGAACACATCGGACGGAACCGACCCGTTCCAGCGGTTTCAGAACGCCTTCTTCGAGGTTGGAATCGCCGCTGAACGGTCCATCGCGCAATTCGACAATTCCATAATCTGGCTGGGCCAGGATAAGCGTGGCGGTCGGTTCGTTTGGCGCGCCGAGGGATACATCCCAAAACGGGTGTCAACCTTTGCGCTGGAGTATTCGCTTTCGACGTACTCCACAATCGCTGACGCCGTGGCTTTCAGTTACACCGACCGGGGCCACTCGTTTTACGTGCTGACGTTCCCAACAGCTAACGCCACTTGGGTAATGGACGCCGCATCTAACCAGTGGCATGAGCGCGAGTGGTGGGACACGGTTCACGGAACGCCGCACGCGGTAAGGTACCGTAATTATTGCAACGCGTTCGGCAAGCACTTGGTCGGAGATTTTCAGGCTGGCGGAGTGATGGAGTTGTCTCACGAAGTGAGAACAGACTATAACCCAGTTACTGCGACAGCAGGACCACTCCGCCGGACCCGTAGGGCACCCCATCTGTCAGATGAAAACCGGCAAGTGACCTACCACAGGATGCTGCTCGATATGTCCGTAGGCGAAGGCATTCCGCTTTCAGGACAAGGGGTGAATCCGCTACTGACGCTGCGCGTGTCAAACGACGGCGGGTATACGTGGTCAAACGAGATGGAAGCGGAAGCGGGTGCCCTTGGGCAGTATGACAAGCGGGTGGCTTGGAACCGCCTAGGCGCCGGCAGGGACCGCGTGATGGAGGTTCGTTGCAGCGAGCCGATACCGGCGGTCTGGCTCGCTGCTGAATTAGAACTGACCCCGGGGGAGAGTTAGAATGGCGCGCGCCAACGATCCAATGCCGCTGCGGATGCCGTTCGTAGATAAGGACGGCGTACTGACTGTGGCCGGGATCGGATACCTTAACAATCTCGCGGCTTTGCAATCGTCTAGCGCTACGGCGTCCGAGGTAGAAGCCATGGTCCCTGTACCAATACGGGCAGGTGACGGGTTGTCCGAGCTTCTGAGCCAGCGTGATTCGCTGATAGCTCTTGGAGCGTTGCGCCGCGAAGTTGCGGAGTTGCGCGCCATCGTGATTGACATTGGTGCTACTCCGACCGCGGTAAACGCGCTGAAACGGCGGCTCGATGAACTCACGGCGTCTGTTTATGATGAGGTTTTCGCGATGTCAGGAATTCGACGGGAGCTTGCGGAGCTTCGCGCTCTCATCACTGACGGTCACCAGACCGCTATCAGTCAACGCGTGCGGAACCTGGAGGCCATGGCGGCGCTGCTATGACCATTGATCTGGCCGGTATGCTCGCGGGGGTAGAGGGCGGTCCGCGCCCTAAGCAGGCTCAGACCAGCGGGTACGCGATTCAACTGAGCGCGAGTCTGATAGCCGTGCCTCTTGATGTCACGACCTACTATTGGGGCGGCTTACCAGTTGCCCTGCCGGTTACGACTGGTGGCAAAGCCCCGATGTACATTCCGAAGGCCGGACGTGTGCGCCGGGTTGAAGTGGTGATGTATTCCACAACGATCGGGACGGCGGAAACGTCCAGCCTTTCGCTGCGTGTGAATGATACGACCGATTACCTGATCTCGGCGGTGATCAAGAATGATGTCGCGGTGGAGCGGTTCTTCAACGCGATGCTCGGGGCTCTACTCAAGGGCGGCGATTTCATAGAGCTGAAGTGGGTAACGCCAACGTGGACGCTCAATCCGCTGAGCGTCATCGGAACTGCTACTCTGTATATCGAGTGAGGAATCAATGGCCGTAAGATACGATGCGATTACACCGGCGCAACTGACGGCCTCGGCGGCGACCTACGTCACTGCGGGCGCAAGTGAGAAGGTTAGGATTCTCAGTCTGGTAGTGTGCAACGATAACACCGTCGCCGAGACGGTCACCGTTCACGTCATTCCTACGGGTGCCACTGAAACAGCGCTGAACAAGGTACTCGACGCCTTCGCATTGGCTGCTGGTGAGAGCGTTGACCTCATCGGAATCATCGGGGTACAAACGCTATTGGCGACGGGGACCATTCGCGCGTTCGCCAGCACGGCGACTCAGGTCAGCATCGGCGGATCGCTGCAAAGGATCACCGGGGCATGAGACACCGAAACCCATGGGGTATTGCGGCGCTCCTGGTGGCAGGAGTGTTACAGTACTTCGGTGGCCCCAGTGAGACACTCTCGGCGAACCCGTGGGGATTTGCGATCGCTGCCGGAATCGCTGCGCTTCAGTCTTACCTCGCTCACCGCAGCGCCAACAAGGCCGCCACCACTCAAGAGGATGCGGCGAACTATGCGGCTAACCTTCAATTCATCAGCGGACAGCAGCAGTTAGCGTTACAGCTTGGGGCGCTCGAACAGCAGCAGCATAACATTCAGCCATGGCTGGACGCGGGCGGTGGCGGCTTGGGCCGCTTGGCTAATCTCCTCGGGGTTCGCACACGGGCACGTGGCGCGTCTGGCGTGCCTGGTGCACCGGCTCAGCCGACGGCTGGACCGGCAGCGGCCATGCCGCAATTTCGCCCGGCGACTTCGTTTACTCGCACGTGGCCAGACGGGCGAGTGTCTGAATATTCAAACGTCCAGCAATACGCTGATGACAATTACGCCACCGTCGAACAGGTCCAGAAGCAATTCGACGAGCATATGGCCGAGGCTCAGGCTACGCGTCGCAGCGAGTACGAAGCGGAATTATCGGAATACCTGAACCGGCCCGGCGCGGCTGATCCTGGCGGCGGCACGGAACCGGGTGGCACTGACGGCAGCGGGCTTCCTCAGGAATACGATCCAACCGGCGCAGATTTCGGCGAGTTGCTCCAAGGCTATCAGGCTCCCGCCCCATTCGCCTTTGACCCGTCTCAGGTGGGCAGCGATCCTGGCTATCAATTCCGGCTGAAGCAGGGGATGGAAGCGTTGCAGCGCTCGGCTGCCGCCAAGGGTTCTCTGTTCGGCGGTTCGACGCTGAAGAGGCTCACTGAGTTTGCTCAGGGCACAGCGTCCGATGAGTTTGGCCGTGCCTATGCCCGCAAGGCTGGGGAGTATGATCGTGACTTCGCTAACAGCTTCAACGTGTTCAACACGAACGCGACGAACAAGCATAACCGCTTGGCGTCACTGGCCGGGATCGGGCAGACTGCGGCGACGACCATCAACAACGCGCAGCAGAATTACGCGGATCAAGGAAGCCGGACACTCCAGCAGACCAATGCGGCGCGCGGTGAGTACGCAACACAGGCCGGAAATGCGCGGGCTTCAGGCTACATAGGGTCTGCCAATGCGTGGAACCAGGGACTCGGCAGCATCGGCAATAATGCCATGTTGTGGCAGTTGATGCAGCAGAGGCCCGGGAACACTTCGGACATCTGACAGGGAGCGGGAATATGATTACATCACCAACGCTATTGAAACTCCGCGAGATGCTCGGAGGTAAGGCTGGCATGGCAGGCGCGCAGGGCTTCCTCGGGCCGCCTCAGTCCATCGGGCGACCTCGCAGCATTCCGTATGGAGAATCCGCGCCGTCAATCATCGGCGGAGAATGGCCTCCAAATACCGGCGGACCGTCCTTGCCCCCCGGTCCGCCTGGCGATCCGCGACTCACCGGGCCCAGTCCATTTGAACCTCGTGTGACCGCCGGAACTGTTGATGTCACTGGCGCGCCGGCTGGACGCGTAGACTTCGCCACAGCGGACAGGCCGAATGTGAACTACGGGACGCAAGACGCGGCTGAGCAATACGCGCGGCGTTTCGGCGGGCAGGTCAACACGCAGAACCTGGGCGGCGACTATGGGCCAGCGGGCGCTCCCAGTGAGCCGATCCGCAGCCTCAGTTTCCCAAATCAGCCTAACAATTTGGGTTATGAGGTGGACATTCCTGCCGGCCAGATCGCCTTCTGGTTGCTGCGCGGAGACTCTGAAGCCGATATCAGAGAGCGCCTGGGGCTGGACCAAAGCCGGTATCAGGCGGCGCGGTAAGTAAACGTCAATGCCGATTGATCCACAGATCGCCTTGCGCGGCCAGTTTGAGCCGCCGGACCTTGGGTCTGCCTACCGCTTTAAAGCGCTCATGGACCAGGCGCGGGGGCAGAAGCAAGTACAGGAGCGACAGCTTGAGCATTACGACTTGCAGAACCAGGGGCTACGCCGTGGGATGGCTGAGGAAGACGCTGTAAGGGAAGCGATTCGCGGATCGCCGAATCCTCAATCAGCGGTGCGGAATGTAATGGCTGTATCGCCAAAGGCCGGGGCGGCTCTCCAAGAGGCGCTGTCAAAGGCCAGCAAGGCGGAACTCGATCAGGAGAAAAGCAGGATCGAGATTAACTTCGAGAAACTGCGCGGTGCCGCGCAGTTGTTGAGTGTCGCGCGTGACCAGCCGACTTACGACGCGGCCTTGCAGCGCATTAGGGGGATGGGCATCGACATCTCTGAACATCCGAAGGAGTTCAACAAGCAGTACGTATCGGATCAGATTACGAGCGCCAGGACAACCGCCGAATCTCTAACCGAGGCCCACAATGCTGTGATGGAGGCGTTGCGGGACAAAGAGGTCAAAAGTCACGTCGCAACGGCAGATGCGGAACGGCCAGGCAAGGTGGCTGCTTCTGCAATGCAGGAACGGGTAGCGGAGTTTCAGGCCGACCCCGCCAACAGGGGCATGACGCCAGAGCAGTTCGCAGCGGACCAGCGTAACGACTTCGAGAGCTTCTACACCGGATGGCTTGCCGAGAAGGGCCTGCCACGCAATGCGGCAAATCAATTTAGCGCTCGGAAAGCATTCGATCAGGCCGAGGTTGACAAGACGATCGCGGGGCGCGATACGTCCACGGCGGATCAGCGAAACTACCAACTCGCGCAAAAGGAGGGCTTCAAGGGAACCTTCAACGACTTCCTGACGGTGGACGCCAACCGGCGCGCACCCAGGATAACAATCAATAATAATCCTGGGCAGCAGCTTACGCCGAATGAGGCCGAGACGCTTGGCGTTCCCTACGGAACAACGCGCGGAGAAGCTGCCAAAATGGGTATCACGCCGAGCAGCCAAGCGCAGAAGACGGCCGCGACTTATGCCGGTAGGCTCACCAACTCTAACGAAATCATTAACTCGGTTGAAGGTTTGATCACCAAGCCGGGGTTACCATCGCAATACATCCAACGGTCGGACTGGACACCGAACTTTCTGAAGTCGGCGGAGTTCCAGAAGTTTGACCAAGCCCAGCGTGACTTCGTGAACGCGGTCCTGCGGCGCGAATCTGGAGCCGTCATCAGTGAGAGCGAGTTTACCAATGCCAGGCGGCAATACCTGCCACAGCCAGGGGACAAACCGGAAGTGCTCAAACAAAAGCGGCGCAACAGAGAGATTGAACGCGATGAATTCATTCGCTCCGCCAGCGGAGCCTATGTACCACCGGCTACCCAAGCGCCCGGCGGTGTCGTCAAGTGGGGCCGGGATGCTCAAGGCAATCCTGTGCCGGTGCCCTGATGCCACAACCAGAACCACAACGCATCGACTTCGAGGGGAATGTTCACACGTTCCCGGCTGACTTTACTCAGGCTGAGATCCAGCGCGCCTTGAAGAGGTTCAGCGGTCCCGCAAAGACGCCAGAAGAGAAGAACTTCCCCTCTTCCGGTGAATGGTCGGACATGGTGCCAAAGGATGCTGGCGAGTGGGCTGACGCTGCCGGGTCTTTCCTCAAGGGCGCATTCGTCAACACGGCGCAAGGACTGGCTAAGGCAGCCGAGCGGGTGGTCGCTGGACCACAGACGGAAGGTGAAAAACTGGCATTCACTGCGATGGGGCCGTTAGGCCCGCTGGTGATGGACATCGCCAGGTCACACGTTGAGACCGGCGCCAAGGCAATCGAGTCCGCGAAGCAGGGCCGCTACTCGGAGGCGGCTGGCTATGCTGGTGGCGCACTGCTGCCGGTAGTCGGTCCGATGGCAGCCAACATCGGCGAGAAGATCGGCGAGGGTAAGGTTGCCGAGGGCCTGGGCGAACTGGCGGCGCCCGTGGTGGTACCGGCCGCCGTTCGCGGTACGGCGGCTGCGGGGAAGTCCGTAGCTTCTGCCCCTGGTGTTGTCACGAAGGCCGCGCTTGGGTACGCTGCCGGGAAGCTGGTTCCCGGTGGCGGGATGGCCGTCAGAGCCCTCCTGGACGAGCTGGCAAGGCGCAAGGCGGCTACCGGCCCGGCAAATACCGGCTCTACAGCCCCGCCGGCGCCGGTTGTAGCCGGTCCTGCGCCACCGCCAGCGCCTCCCCAGAGGATTGCTGGCCTACTGGAGGCCCCGCCTCGCGCCATGCCACCGGTGGCCGACACCAGCAGTGTCACAGCCGTGCCGGCCAAATCCACAGTTGCGCGTGATCCCGCAACGGGCCAAATGAAGCGCGTCTATCTCAGCGGTGAGCCGATGCCCACTCCGGCGGCTGAACCAATTCCGCCCGCTCGCCAGCCATGGATGCCTCAGCGCGACCCGGTGACCGGAAGATTTGTCAAGAGTTCGGCTGCTACTCCTCCACCCCCAGCCGGAGCGCCGCCGGTATCCGCC